TAAAATTGCCATGTGTAAAATTGCCCTCTAATAAATACTAACTATACAACAAGTACTAACTATACAATAATCTAAGCCTTACGGCACTAACTTAGTAATAACTACTAACTTACAACAAACTACTACTAATCTAAATAAAAGAAAGGGATAACTGAGTTATCCACAGGAGAAAAATCATGATTGACAAAGACCAAATTATCAAAGCGCAGCAAGAAAAAATTAAACGTATCGAACAGCTACAAGAGGAACTACATAAATTATATATGCTTGGATTACTAACTGTGAATATCTTAGGACTACCTGATGAACTAAAAATCTCAATGAACACAATCCACGACATCTCACATGCTATCAAGGATGTATTAGATGGCATGAGTCCAAGAGAGGCTATTGGAAAGAACATGACGGAAGATGACGAGGAGGAAGAATAATGTGGAGTAAATTCAAAGAAATCTTTGGACTAGATGATCTTTGGGGTGATGGCCAATCAAAATCAAATAACAATTTGATTACCATCAGAAACTTACAAGCAGAAAATAGACAACTCAAAGCGATTATTAAGCAACAAAACGACTTACTAAAAGAGCTCTCTGAGGAAAATATGGAGCTAGGCCGTAGTCGCAGACAGTACGCTGACACTGCTGCAATACAACAACGCCTGCTTGATGTTTATCAAGACATGGTAGGGTAGGAGGCAGCACATGGACAGAGGACTATTTGGCACCTTTGACTATGACCGTGATTACTTGCAGCCTCCTGAACCCAGGGAAGAACGTGACCCAGCTGATTGGATTTTCAGCGCTGGTCAATGGATCTATGTAGGAGATTGTTAGCCTAAAGGAGAAAAAATGACGCAGATGACAAATAAAGGAAAGTCGTTCATAAGAGCAGAAATCTCTGAAAAGCAAAAAGAATATATCAGACTTCTTGCTGAATTGAGAGGCGTGACAACACAAGAACTTCTAGGTCAAGTTGTAGAACGCTTCATTGACCGGAATTTGCAACTTATTCAAGATTACAAAAATGAATTAGATAACTTAAACAGTAAGTCTAGACGCAGAATTGACATGAATACATAGGAGAAATCAAAATGACTAATAACCAATTAGCAACACAGATAAAACGTGACATCACTACTGACCCAAGTTTATTGACTGGGGCAGACATCAAAAAGTATTTTGACCCACAAAACCTACTGACTGAAAAACAAGTAGGTCAAGCGCTAGCCTTGTGTAAAGGTCGCAATCTTAACCCATTTGCTAACGAGGTCTACATTGTAGCCTATCAAAACAATAGCGGCACAGAGTTCAGCTTGATTGTCTCTAAAGAGGCATTTATGAAACGTGCTGAACGTTGTGAGGGATATGATGGCTTTGAGGCTGGAATTACTGTCATGAGAAATGGCGAAATGATAGAGATTGAGGGCTCTCTTAAATTACCTGAGGACATTCTAATAGGTGGTTGGGCCGTTGTCTATCGTAAAGACCGTTCACACAGATATAAGGTCACAGTTGACTTTAATGAGTATGTCAAAACAGACAGAAATGGCAATCCACGGAGCACTTGGAAATCAATGCCAGCCACTATGATCAGAAAAACAGCTCTAGTACAGACTCTTAGAGAGGCCTTTCCTGATGAACTCGGAAACATGTATACAGACATTGATGGCGGAGATACATTTGACACAATCAAAGATGTCACTCCTCAAGAAAGCCGCGAGGATGTCGTAGCACGCAAGATGGCTCAGATTGAGCAATTTAACAAAGAGCAAGAGGCAAATCATGCAGATCTCGAACCTGCTCAAACTGAGGAGCCAATCCAGGGCGAGTTGCTAGACGGTGAACTTGAATATTAGGAGGACAACATGCAAGAATTACAGGTTATTGATGATAAGAAAATCAATAAAATTTATGAAATGATTACAACGGATGAGCTTACTAGAGAGTCTTTTGAAAAAGACCTCATAGAGGCTACTGAAAAGTACAAGGACTATATTCCTACAGCTAGTACTCTCAAAGATGACAAGGCAAAGCGAGCTGAATTTAATAAGCTAATTGAGTCTAAAAATCGTATCCGTATCGACACTAAAAACTTGCTATCAGAGACGGCTAACACATGGGATAGTTATGCAAAGTCAATTATTGAACCATTTGCAACCGTAGTTAGTGAATTTGATAAAGGTATCAAGGAAATTGAAGAACATCAAAGACAACTAAAAATAGATACGGTTAAGAGTTACATAGCCAACAAATCAGCTGAGTACATGCTGGATCCTCGCCTATTTGATGAAAAGGCCCTTGATTATGTCAAGGCTAGCGATTTCATGGCTGACGGCGTGACGCTTAAAAAAACCACTATGAAGTCTCTTGATGACATGGTCACATTTGAGTTTCAGAAACAGCAAGAATTTGAAAAGGCTAAGTCAGCTATTTCAGGGTTATGTGCTGAGTATGGCATGACTGACTCACCTTACATCCGACAGCTGAAAGATTTGACTCTTGCTGAGGTTTTTGAACAAATCAAAGCTGACTATGAATTTGAAAAGCAAAAGGAAGAAACCAGACTGACTCAAGAACGAGCAGAGCGAGAAAATCAGGAACTTTTAGCAGCTCAACAAGCCAAACAACAAGAACCAAAATCAACGGAAACCCCAAATTTTGACCCAGAGGCTGGCGAAATCTTGGACGGTGGGCAAATCCCCCAAAATGAGCAGAACGCTCTCAGAGGGGCTGAAAATAACCTAAAACGATATACCCAAAAAATGACTTTGGAGGTGTATTTTGTGGACACAGCCGAAAAAGACCGTTTCAAGGCCACTCTTGAACAAGCAGGGTTTAAATTTAAGGAAAACTATCAAGTCAGCGGTTATCAACGTATCGATCCACTGACTCAGGCTGAACTCAATGAGCAGTGTGGGTGGTAAATATGGAAATTAAGAGAATATCTGATAGTATTTCAATCTATTCAGACGGCAAGAGATTGCAAGTTATCCACGATTTAGGGGACGAGTTCATCCTAGACATCAATCTAACAGAGGAGCAAGCCTATAATGTGGATAACTTGTCTCAATTTTCAATCATAAGACTTGAACCAGTCTTTAAAATTTGTGGTTTTTGTTCAAAAGCTGGAGAGGGTATGCACCGTCTAAGATGGGCAATCCTCCAATTTGAGGAATTTGAACAATATATTAAGAAAAATCAGGATGACCTGATGGGCTGGTGGAACAATCCAGGAGGTAAAAGAAAATGAATGATTTTATTAAAGAGATTGGAATGGCTATTCTATGGATGTTTTTGGGATATCTTGTAGGAGAACGTAGCGCTAGAGAGGACAAGTCAGATGATTAACAACGTTACACTGGTTGGAAGGCTTGTAGCGCCTCCTGATCTACGCAAAACGCCTAACAATGTATCTAGCTTACAGGGTACCCTTGCAGTAAATCGCAATTTCAAGAATGAGAATGGAGAGCGTGAGGCTGATTTTATCAATTTTCAAGCATGGAGAGGCACAGCTGATATCATTGCTCAGTATTGCAACAAGGGCTCCCTTATTGGGCTAACAGGACGCATACAAGTCAGGTCTTACGAGAAAGACGGTAAGCGTAGATATGTGACCGAGGTAGTGGCTGAGAGCGTTGCTCTGCTAGAGAGTCGCAATAGTCATCACGGACAAGGTCAAGGCAACAGTTTCCAAAATGGGAACAACTCACCTTTTGATGATCCAAATCCATTTGACCTCCCAGATGATGGCTTGCCGTTTTAGGAGGTATAGATGTCAGATATTAAAATACTTGACGCTTGCTGTGGAAGTCGTATGTTTTGGTTTGATAAAAACGAGAGTCATACAACTTTTATGGACATCAGACAAGAAAAATTTGATATACACGGGAAAAAAGTCAATGTAGACCCTGATGTTATCGGTGATTTCCGTGACATGCCATTTGAAAATAATACTTTTAATTTGGTTGTTTTCGACCCTCCTCATTTAAAATGGGCAGGAAAAAATTCAATCATGAAAGCCCAGTATGGACAACTGGATAAAATTACCTGGGCGGAAGATTTGGCCAAGGGCTTTGAAGAATGTATGAGAGTTTTGAAAATTGGAGGCACACTAGTTTTTAAGTGGTCTGATTGCCAAATAAACGTAAAAAAATTACTAGAGGTGATACCATTCAAGCCTTTGTTTGGTCAACAAAGAGGCACCACGCACTGGCTAACGTTTGTAAAGTTTGAGGAGGAAAGTGTTGACAATTAAAATGACCGTTTGGGCATTGTTTGACAGTGGGAATGGCAGCTATACAAAAGGCGTGAAAGCCCTGAATAGTTCGGGGGGGGCTAACATTGACATCTATCCAATCGGAATAGACATAGAAAACAAGAACGATCATTTTATAAATTTGAACCTTGCTGACTATGGGCGATTATTTGGAGACAACACGCTCTTTGATACACTTGACAAGTTGCCAAAGCCTGATTTGATAATAGCTAGCCCACCATGTGAAAGCTGGAGTAATGCTAGTGCTATGTGCGAGGGTAACGCTTGCTGGAAACAAGAAGACCTCTCAGATAGCCTCTTTGCTCCACAAAGGGAGCCTAGCATGTTTACCATTAGGAACGCCTCTGACTACGAGAAAGTCTATATAAATTATCAGTATGACCGTCAATTTATGAAAAGGGTCAATGGGGAGCTTTGTGCTTTCAATACCATTGAGATCATCAAGCGGTATAACCCTAAATATTTCATCATAGAGAACCCAGCAAGTGGGCGCCTATGGAAATACATTGAGGATGTTATGGATTTTAAGTTGCCATATCTCAACCTCACACGCTACAACAATTATGACTACCCTTTGCAGAAACCCACAAAGTTTGCTAGTAATCTTGATTTGGGTCTTAGAAATGACATTATCAAACAAGAAACAGAGTGGGGAAAATTTTCTAAGTCATACAATGAACGGTCAAACATTCCACAAAACCTAGTAATAGAGATTTTTACTAAGGTTTACAATGAATTCTTACAGGAGAAACAACATGATAACTAAAATCAATGTCCCAAAAACATCAATCGTAATCGAGATTGAAAATAAAGAAATCAAAATTGAGAATATGATTGGCTATGATATGAAGATGGTTTTTAGAAACCAGGACGCAGAGCCGTCTTTGGATGAAAATGGGGATGTTTTTGAGCCTCTCTACTGGCTAGACATTAAGGCTAAACCTGAGGAGGACGTAGAATACCATACTAGTTTAGGAGTGAAGAAAGAAAAAAGAAAACTAGCTGAGTTACAAATATTCTTTGAATATATTGAGGCTAACAAACAAAATCTTTTTGATCTCTGTGGATTGAGAGGGGAGCTTAGTTAGGATGAAATTAACCCTGAACATTGAGCCTAAGCCCCAATCACGGCCACGGTTTGCAAGACGTGGGAGTTTTACCACGACTTATGAAGACAAGGGCATGAAAGCCTGGCGCAATCATTGCCAGCTGCTCATTGCTAATCAGTACATGGGTCAGCCTATTCTTGATGGAGCTCTGAGGGCACGGCTTAGATTTTACATCAAGCCTCCTCAGTATATTTCCAAGGTCAAGAAGAACCAACAGGCCCTCCTGGATGAAATCATTCCAGTAGGCAAAAAGCCTGACATTGACAACTATGAGAAAGCTCTATATGACAGTATGTCAGGGATCGTCTTCCAGGACGACGGTCAGATAGCTCTGCATGATGTAGGCAAGTTCTACAGTCTAAATCCACGGATAGAGGTAGAGGTGGAGCTTATGGAACCCCTGAGTATTTAAAGAAATGAGGAGCAGATGGCTGACTACGCATTATATCAGGGTGATGTGTTTGTTACGCTTGGGACATTAGCGCAGATCAGTAGCGAAACAGGAATTACTGAAAGGATGTTAAAGTATTACACTTACACATCACACCAAAGACGAAACCCAAACGGTAGGGCCGTTATTAAAATTGAGGAGGAAGATAATGAGAATTAAGACATCAAATGACACAATCATTCATGTCAACAAGTCTCAACGTAGTATCACTATAGAGGGCGTTGAGTTAAGCGGCGACTGTCGGGCCCTGGTATCTGACAACAAGAACGGAACAGGCACAATTACCCTGATCTTTGACGGTAAGATTATTTAGAGGAGGAGGCATGAAACGATTTATCGCAGTCTGGATCCTGCTATCCGCTGGATTGAATGTCTGGCAGAGTATCCATATTAAGAAATTAGAAGAAAAGCGCCCGATTGTCATCTATAAAGCTGATAATCAAGGCGCAGAAATCAAAGGTAGAGTCGTCCACAAGGAGAAGATTGGTGAACTCTACACAATCACAATACAGAATTACGGCATTTTCGTAGTTACTCAAACAAGCTACGAAACTTTGAGGATTGGAGACGAGGTGAGATTATGAGACCGAAATTTAGAGCGTGGGATGGCGCAAAAAAAGAAATGTTCAAAGATACTTTTGCAATAACAGAAAGTGGGCAAGTTGTAGTAGTTGAACAGGAGTTCGTCACAAACTCTCCAGATTATGTTTTTGTTGATTATCTAGCCATCATGCAGTCAACTGGCCTTTTTGACAGAAATGGTCAAGAAATATTTGAGGGGGATATAGTTGATTATAAAGGCAGAAAAGCAATTATCAAATGGCATGGTTCTTACGCAAGTTTTATTTACAGATTTGTAGACGAAATGCAAGAAAGGGTTTCAGAATGGGATCCACTATTTCTAGCTTATCATCACTTTGAAATCATCGGCAACGTCTATGAAAATAAGGAGTTTTTGGAGGATATGGAATGAGACCTAAAAAATACCCGTATTCAGGAGCTATAAAAGCAAAGAAAACAAATCAAGAAGATAAGTTGGGGCTTGTAGCATTTCCAAACATTGCGATCAGAAAAGATTTGCTCAAACATATCTACACGGTTACTAGATATCATGACGGCTGTACAATCATTTATTTCAAAATCCCAAAATTTTTTGGAGCATACGAGGAGCAAAAAGCTAAAGTAAATCTTAGTTATGAGGAGACTATCAAGATACTCAATAATTGCTAAAAGAAAAAAGCCAAGACACTCTCTGCCTCAGCTAAATTCTCAATAAGATTATTATATCACAAAAAGGAGATAGAGAGTGAACAAGGCTAAAGAGCTATTGAAAGAGCTGCAGGATCTGGACATGGACATTCAAAGCCGTATAGATGAAATCAATG